AAGGTATTTCATTTTTTAATGTGGTTCTCGGACCTTGCACCCCTCCACATGGTTCTCATAATCCACCGACTACATACTCAGAGAACCTCTGACGAGTCCAACTCTTTATCGTCTTGCCTCGGATGTACGTTGCTATCGCAGTTCTCCGCCTCTACTTCATTCCTCTGCGCCGCTTAAATCGCTGTAACGCTCATGCACTCTAAGCAGTAAATTTTCCGCACCGGAGTTTTCCTTTTTGAAAACCTTGGTAATTAAAAGTCACGTCCAATTTATCGTGTCAGACGAGGTACGCCCTTTTCTTTCGGGAAAGGCCGAATAAGAAAAGAAGTAAAGAAATCGCCTCGTCCTACGGTTGGGAATCGAACCCAACTATCCCCGGTCGGGGAACCGTGGCATTAACCGTAACGTAGGCACCGTTGCAACAGTGGTCTTTAGCGTGACTTACGCAAGCTCTCCAATTTTAAGTCCTGTCGGCTTTCCCGGACTACTCACATAAGCCTCTCAGTGAGCATTGCAATCTCCCTATTTAATGATTGCTTACCACGGCTTTCGCCAATACTTTTCAGCCGGAACACTAAACCAACTATAAACAGTCAGCGTTATTCTCAGTTGAAATGTTCGATGGGAGAATCGAACTCCCGTCCCCACCGTGAAAAGGTGGTATCTTGACCGCTTGACTAATCGAACAGGTGTGGTTTTTACTTTTTGACTGGAAGCAAGGTACCCTTTAACCACAAAAAATCATAACCAGGTTTTTACAATTCTCCGCAGGGAAGCCGTTCGCGTCCGGTAAATTCTCTGTGAATAGGCTGCAATCTACCTAAATGGGCGAAAGAGGAATTGAACCTCCAATGTTTACCACGAGGGAACGGATTTACAGTCCGCCGCAACACCACCAATCGTTGCCGTTCGCCCTGAATTTTCTTTGTATCGCCAAGAACATTAGGAAAGAAGCGGTGGGAATCTTAATCGCTAGAGCTACACCCACAGGTGGAATCGAACCACCACACTACACCAAGTTCGCTCCGATCATTTAGCGATTCACTTCATCTTTCAGTGCTTTACCAGCTTTGAACTTAGGTGCTTTGCAAGCCGGAATGGAAATCTCTTTACCGTTCTGTGGATTCTTGCCAACTCTGGCAGCACGCTCAGTCACTTCAAATGTTCCGAAACCGACCAACTGCACTTTTCCACCTTTGCCAAGTTCTCCGCCGACAACTTCCACAAATGCGTTGAGCGCCTTTTCAGCATCACTCTTAGAAAGTCCGGCTTCATCAGCCATAGCCTGTACTAATTCAGCTTTGTTCATTACTTCTTGCCTCCTTTCTTGTGGTCTGCATATATGGAATATGCGATTGCAATTATTACTTCTGTGATTATCGTTGCGGCAACACCGCACCAAAATTCAGGAATATACATCTTTTTGCATCCTCTCTTGTCTGCTACCTCTGGTAGCCGTCACGGTCATGCGGTAGTCATACCGTTTCTGCACTGCACCGCCGCACTCAGCCGCCTTACTTCCTCCGGTGTATCTTGGCGTAGCTTCACTGCCATGGCTATATTTATAGTTTCGTGCCGGATTGCCATGCGTGGACCATCAGGGACTCGAACCCCAGACCGTCCGGTTATGAGCCGGATGCTCTAACCAACTGAGCTAATGGTCCATACCTCACACTTTGGGAGATTCCATGTGAGGTTTCGGAGGTCCATCATAAGTGTGAACCCTCCGATGTTGGATTGCTGTCGGGGAACGACAATTCCTAAGTGGGAAGTGTTGGTGTCGAACCAACTCCTATGGATTTTCAGTCCATCGCTTCTACCGAGTTAGCTTACTTCCCATATTACGGCACTGTTGCTGTGCCGTAATGGTTAGGAGAAACTTTAATGCCAAATACCTTGTGTTCACTCCGCTTAACTTATGTCCGTGTCACTTGGTATGGTCGTAGTATAGCGTACTAAACATTCTTTGTCAAGTGGAATAAACAAAATTTTCAAAAAAATTTGTTTTTCTGTGTGCAGTCGGCTTTACAACCATTTTTCTGAACATCAGAAATCAGCTTGCTTACAGGGATTTTGAGAAAATTTGCTATATCGTATATCTTGTCGATTGACGGATAACTTTTGCATTGTTCCCAATCGCTCACGGTATTCTGCGCCACATGAACGCCCGTTGCAAGTTCGTGTTGTGTAATTCCCTTATTCGTTCTTTCTTTTTTTAAGTTGGTGGCGAAACTATATTGTCCCATGCTATCCCTTTCTATATTCCTAAGTCACTTCTCTTCACTACCTGTCCCTCTCCGCCAAGAAGAGCATCTACAAACTGGGCGAACATTGCCAGAGTGTCCGGCGCATCATCATGTTTATTCTTTCCGAGCTGTGTATAACTGCAAAGGAATGACATCATCACACCGTAATCACTCTTTGGCTCATATTCTGTAATATCCTTGAATATGACGTGTTCCTTAACCCATGAAGAATTGACGATGATCTTGGTCTCTTTGTTCTGAGTAGTGTATTTCTTCGTGATATGGCATCTGCCGCCTTTTGCTTTGACAAGTCTCTCAACTTCATTTGCGGTTCTGCTACCCTCTTTGTTACTCTCGAACTGTGCCTGCTGTACATGATGCTTAACAAGCATATCTGAGTTGAGTTCGTCCAAGGTCCCAGGGTCGATGTTCTTGAATACCAGATCTTCCAGATAGTATCTGTCTCCATACTGATAGAAAACTCCGAGGAAGTTGTAGTCTGTACCGGTGTCCTTGGTATCGCAGATTGCCAATATAGAATCCGGTTCTCTGTCCGGCAGTCCTCCGATATATCTCTGTAATTCTGTTGGATGATACAGAATACCCTCTCTCTCAATCGGATCGCTCTTATACAGGCAGCGATATGAAACATCATCCATCGACATTTCCATATCGTGGAAGTATTTCTCATCAAATCCAACATCGTAATCGTAATCAAAGTTGCTTTTTCCGGTCTGAGGATCAATATCTGGAACAGCAATGAACTCTGCCCTCGGATTGCCCTCATACATTCTTTCAAGCCGGCCAATAACATCATGCACACTCCATCGGGTTGCAATGTGGATCTCTTTTGCTTTCTTCTTTTTACGAGATTTAAGGTCTGTGGTGTACTCTCCGTACAACTTATCCAGACGATCAATAGACAGAGCCTCTTCGATACCGGAAACCAAATCATCCACATACAGAAATCCCTCACAACGGGTAACACCGGTAAGGGAACCTCTGATTGGTCTGCAGGTCAGTGTCTTAAACGGCTGCCATCTTCCAAGGTTTATTGTCTCTTCTTTTGCGTTGTTTCCCTCAAATACAATATCCGGGAACACATCGCTCCAACAATATTCATTACTGGTAATTATGTTGAGAACGGCATCATAGAACATTCTCGTCATGAATCCAGAATGGGAGGACATAAGGTTTGGTGTGTTTGGGTAATGCCCCATTACAAACGATATGAAAAACTCTCCCAGTGTGGTCTTGCCGGTGCCAGGAGGCATTGATATTGATAGAATATCCAACTCATCATCAATAAGCCTCTGCATCTTCTGTACAAGCCAATAAATCTTATTTCTTCGTGGCTGATAGTATCTGTCCTCTGGATCTCTGTTCTTTTCCACATAGAGCAGATAAGAGTCAAAATCCTTATGTTCCTGTGCCAAGAACAAAAGAGCCTTATTGTACAAATCGTAATATTTAATATCTCCTGTCGCACATAGTCTCAGTGCAAGGAATCTGACCTTATTCGCTAATTTCCGTGAAAGTTCTTTATCTTCCCGGATAACCTCATTTGCCATTCCAAGCAAGGACAGAAGATTGTCATAGTCACTCAGATCGCTTTTCAGAAGCCTTACGATAATCTCTTTATTCGATAGTTCGTGTTGAGCCATGAAAATTCATCCTTTCTCACGGCTCTACACGGCTCTGTAATATTTAAGGTTTTACCACATTTACTGACGCACGAATTATAATGCCACGGTGCGCCGGATTTCTGCCTGTTTCAAATTTGACAAAACCCTCTTCGGCAAGTTTTAACCCTATTCCGCTCGCTAATTTTTTATGAACATACTCTGTTGCACCATCACGTCCTGCATCGAATATATCCATCTCCATGCACTCGGCATATCTTTCTATCGGTCTTTCATCATACCTCACTCGAAACAGAGGTTCTTCTATCTGCGGCTGTGGTCTCATTCTCCGTTCCGGTCTCTTTCTCCAATGTGGTCTGTTTACCGCCCGTCTCTGTCTGCGCATCTTTTCCTCCCTCCGCATTTTTACGATCTCTCACGCTCTTACTGCAAACACTCAGAATAACCATATTGAGATGCTTATTCTGTTCTTTGAGCTGAGAGTTCTGTTCCAATAGCAGCTCATTCATCTGTGTAATTTCTTTCTTCACTTCATTGTTGGACTTTGCATCTTTCCAACCCACAACAATGTAAAGCACCAATATCGCAATCCAAATGATTGCTAAAATAACATCTACCATTCTTTTATTCCTCCGGCATATAATAAACTCCGCAGCTATACGCTGTAACATCCGCCTGTCCGTTGCCACTAACCATGATAATGCTATGATCCATTGCTAGGTCCTTTACGGCATCCTCGGATATGTTGCAATTCTTGGCTACTATCATATCAGGAGGAAAAGCATTCCCAAGTAACTGTTCAAATACTTCTTTCCCTCTCTGTTCTGTATCGTAAGCCGCAAGTGTGTAATCATCGGCGGTAATTCTTTTTCCGTTGAGTGCAATGCTTTTGATATTGCCGATATTAACTACGTTGCTACGGTCCTAATCTACAATATACATCTCTAATCCTCCAACCACTTATTATCAAAATAGCAGAACCCGAACACGGCTGCTCCGATCAGAATTACCCATGCAACCCAGAAAATTACCAGCCCGGCAGTTCCGTTTGAAACCATATAGTCCACCGCTTCATCTATCGTATCTGCCTGAATGAACGGTGTTCCGTCCTCTATGGTATTATCTTTGAGATTGGCATAGATAACTCCGCTGTATTCCGTGTTGATAACATAGTACAAATACCTCACATGGGACGATTGCTTAATTGTGTCATACAGGTAAGACCCCGGCATCTGGATTTTTCCATACGGAAACTCCACGCCAAGGAATGACACCGTTTGACTATGGCTTTCCCAACTATCGTAGTAATCCCACGAATAATATACCTCCGTAGTGTAATAAGTCTGCGTTTTCCCATTTACCGTCCGTGTATGTGCCACCTGTCTCGTATGTCGGTTGTAGTGTTGTTCCTCAACCTTTATGTAGGCAGCTGGTACTCCACCTATTCCCGGATCTGTAACAGGATCTACTGCCACCAGATTTCCTTTCACAAACGCATTTCCTACATCAGTTCGCATACCGTACTGAAACAGTTCTGCATTTCCATCAATCTGCATGGCTTGATAGTATTCCTGATTCTGTTCGTCATTGTGTGAAGCTATCTTTTCACTAATGAAAAATCCACCCATAAGCATGATAAGGATAATGACGATGCTAAACATCAGTTCACGCACCGTCATATCCCAACCGTTGCCGGAGTAGATTATCTTACTCCATTTCCTCATAGGCTTATTCTCCAAACAGATTGCTTACCGGCTGTCTGTCCTCTTCGCTGTATTCCAGATAGTCATAATTGATAACCTCATATCCCATAACTCCCAAGATCTGCTTATGTGGGAATTTACGCACATATTTCTTATACGCCCTTACCTCATTATTGTAGGCAGTGCGGTACTGCAGGATCATATTCTCTGTGGTTGAAAGTTCATTCATCAGTTCCTTGTAATTCTCGTTGGATTTTAATTCCGGGTATGCTTCAGCAACCGCAGCTATGGAAGTTGTCACATTCTCAATATCTGTGGTGCTGCCATTGTTTCCTCTTGCTTCTACGACATTAAGAAGAGTCTCTGCCTCATGCTTATCGTACTCCTTGACGCAATCTGCCAGATTGTAGATAAGATCCGTTCTGCGTTTCTCCTGTGCCTGAATATCAGAGTCAGCCGTAAAGACCTGTTCCTCCAACGAAACCGCTCTGTTGTTGGTACTTACAAAAATTCCTGCTATCAGTAATACAAATGCGGCTACAATGCCGACAATAATCCATGTTCCTTTATTTTTCATTGTTGTTGCCCTCCATCTTTATCATAAATTTGTTTTCTGCCAATACGATTCCTCCGGGAGTTTCCGTGAATATTGGCTCTGTTCCGTTGTAAATCTGAAATTCCACATCATTCCGGCAGACGGCATCTCCGCCGTCCATCGGAATAGCGGCCAGAACTTCTTTTGTATCGGTCTTATAGACCACCACCGTTGTCATATTGCACCTCACATGAAGTAATCATAACCGACACCATATTTTGCCATGATAAGACTCTTTGCCATTTCCTCTAGCTTCTGGTGTTCGGTCGCATCCAGATACACGCCCTCATAGGTTCCACCCTGGCATCCCATCCAATCGTACTTGCAATGTAAAAGTTCATGCACAAGATCCTTTTCCATGCAGTGTTTGAACAATGTATTGTTCTCTTTGTAAGATTCATCGCTGAGTAACTGGATGTTTGCCTGACTGGATTCAAATATGAATGTGTTATATCCGGCAGCGTCAATTACCTCTTCTCCATTAGGGTTCATAATCTTATCCTTAACATGTGCCAGTATTAGCCACCCATCAAGGAATAATCTGTGTTGCCACTCTCTCAGGCACTCTTCTAACTGCTCTTGGTTTTTGAATATGTCTATCGGTTTTTCTTTCCCATCTCTCTTTTCAAGAGTTCCACAAGTATTGTTCTCGAAAGCCGTACCGTCTGCAACGGAAAAGCACCATTTATCTCCATATCTGCGACCGCACACATAATCCCCTATCTTTACCGGTATTTTGCATCCGCACTGATTTCCTATGTTGGTAACGATCACCAACCCACCTTTTACGGTGCTATGGTCTATGAAAAAGTTCTCTCCACTGGCAGTCATATAATCATCAATTTTCTTGCCGCAAGTAAGCAGATCGAACATTTCACGCTGATTTTCCCCAGTCCACATCATGGTTTTTACTTCATCCGGGGACTGCGGTTTCAAGTTCAAATTATCCATCATTCGCTCTCCTTTACTTTCTTGGCAGATTTTACCTTGATTTTCTTTCTACCGAACTGCTGATATACCAGAGCAGACGCATGAACACTGTCCGTGCTGCATACGGTAACGGTTCTGCGGATTGGTTTTCTCTCAATGGTTTCAAACACTACTTTGTACCACCGTTGTTTCATTGGTTCTGCCCTCCTGTATTCTTCCGTATATTCTTTCGCACTTTTCGGCGTGGATGCATCTGATAGTCGTTAATGCCCTTTGTGTACGATCCGCCAATACAGTAATATCAACCTTATCAACATCAGCATCAAAATCAGGGCAGAAAGCACAATAATCTTTCACTCTGAGTTCCATTCCATTATCCATGACAGCCCACCGCCTTTAACATACTGATTTTCTCTACTAGAACATCAACCGTTGCGTTGAGCTTGCTGTTCTTAATGCAAACTTCCTGATAGTCCTCATATAACTTTCCACCGTTCAGCATTTCAGTCTGTTTCTTGACTGTGGCATCCAACTCTGCATTGAAACTTTCAAGCTGTTCAATCTGTTTCCTCAAATCATCATTCTCTTTTTCTACTTGCGCATTTATTTCTGCCAGAGATTTCTTGTTTGCTTTCAGTTTTTCGACCTCACTCGTAAGTTCTCCGAGTTTTTTTATCATTTCCTGCTCAGACATGGTTCCTTTTTCCTCCGTCTCTTCTACTCCGAGAAGTACCTTAATCTGTTTCTTTGAAATGTGATATGTCATTGCAAGGGTGGCTATGGATTCCCCGGAAGAATACTTTTGCTCAATCTCTGTTTTCTTCACGGAAATATCCACACCATTCGTATTGAACATACGCTTGTAACCGCCCTCTTCCAGAATTTCTACTATTGTCTGTGTGTCGCACACATTCAAGTCCGCAAGAATGGGTATCTGTCTCTTATGGTTCTTCGCCAAGCGGTAATCCATTAAGATTTGTCCCTTATCCATTCTTACCTCCCTGTTTTACCCCCCCACGGAGAAAAAGTCCTCATATATCGCTTTTATAACTTCCGCATCGTAGAGTGCATTGTGTTTTTGACCTTTCGGCAAAGCAATTCCTCTGTCCGTAAGTAACTGCTCTCTCGAAATGTCGAAAGCTGCCTTTTCTGAAATATCAAGCATCGTTGCAATGTCCTGATTGATGTCGTGACAAGCCGGTGTAATAAACTCAGGCAACTTCATAGCGTTTCCTACCAATAAGTCAATCAGTAACACCATATCGTAATGCGAGACATCTGAAACGAATACCGCAGCATAATCACTGTCAAAATTAGCGTCCATTTCAAGCCATTCCATAAGTTCGCAACAAACATCTGCCTTACTGCCGATTACAGTCGTTGTTTTATTGTCGGCTGCCAGACTTTCTTCTAACTCCGCATTGCCACTCAAAACCAAATGATCGAGAACATTCTTCTCAATCCATTCATCACACATACCCTCATCATAGTCCGTCAACTCTGCATAGAACCTATCTCCTGTGTCTGAGACAATTCCTATGCTGATAAGAGTTGTGTCCTTACGCAGACCAGTAAACTCTGTGTCAAAAAAATAGGTTCTCATGTGGTTTCCTCCGTTTCGTTTGGGATCTCCGGCACAGCTTCAAAATTCACTCTCAGATACCGTTCAAACAGTGAAGCGCAAACCATTGTGTAGCTGTATACTTCTTTGTCAAGAACCTCATCCTTGATAGAATCCGTAATCTGAGTCATCATAATTGCTGTCGGAGTTGTTGATTTCTCGTTCTCAAATGCTTTCAGCATAATGTTGCCGTCATATCCCTCGGCAAATTCCCTCAGCGTCATTGGTTATTCCTCCGATTTCTGCGCCTTTTTAGCTTTCTTGGCAGCTTTCTTTGCCTCTTTTTCAGCCTGCGCCATCTCAGGAATGAACTCACGGAAGATATTGTTGTAATTTCCGTTGTTGCCGGTCCATTTCTTCACGATAGCCATAGCCAGACCGGCTTCCTCAGAATAGGTATCAGCCTTTTTAGGCTTACGAATGGTTACTTCCTTGCCATCAACAACCTTTTTCTTGATTTCCACATTATCCATGCAGTTTACAACCGTCTTTGTGCCGTCAGACCAAAATACGATTGTTGCCGGATTCTGGAACAGGACTTTCTCGATACCGTATGCTCCAATAGGCTTGTCCTCAACCATTGCTTCTACACACAGTTTGTCACAACGATACGGGCTGCCGCATACATGATTGATCTTTCCAGCGTAAGTCGTGCCGTCCTCGCACTCAATAGTTACTCTCTTAAATTTCTTGTCCGCTAAACTTCTATCCATATTGTCCTCCTTAATACCTAACTGGTTAAAAATGTCTCTAAACGATGTTTCTCCCGGAATAGCGCATGACGCTATAACCTGATCTCTTAACAATCCGATTGTGGCATTTTGACATTTCTGTGAAAAATCCTCTGTGATACTCGCAACCGGTATATCATCAAAATCCGGCCATGGTTCTCCGAGACAGCGTGCTCTTTCGATGCTCACTCTCCGCCACTGTTCTGCCGATGATGTTGCCGTTACCTGTCTTGCATTTTCCCACCATCGGTTTTCGGTAAATGCCGAGTGTTGCATCACTCTGTCAAATGTTTGTAATGGTGGTATCAGCCGTTCTTTCGGTAATCCAAAGCGTTCAAAACCCTGCATGGCAAACGCTATCGGATCTGGTAAATGCGCCGCTTCTGGCGGTCTCCACGGTTTCTTTTCTTTCTCTTCCATTGGTGTCCTCCTTGTGATTTATTATCAAGGGTTGTATGCCCTTAATCTCATGTTGAAATTGTTCTCGATTTTCGCCACAACACAGTCCTTTTTCAGTATGCACTTGGCACATTTTTCGAGATTCCTGTAAGGTTCTCTGCCAAAACACGGTTGAAACAGTTTGTTTATGGCAGATTTCTTCATTTTCACTTCAAAAGGTATTTCAAATCCCTCTTTCAGATGAGAAATATCCGGCATATCATACTCTTCATCCAGTGTAGGCTCGGATATTTCCTTAATTTCCGCAAGCGGTATGGGATCTCCGAGCCGTTCATCCATGATAAAGAGCTGTGGTTTGGTCTCATTTTCCATCCATATTCCTCCTACGCCTCTATCAGTGTGAATACACGTTTATACACATCCTTATCAGGCAAACACCGCAATTTATTCAGTGTTGTGTTTCCAAGATAAACATTATATGTGCAATCCCCTATGGTTAATGTTCCTATGCTGCCCGGATCTTTCATTTCAACCTGTACGCTATTGCTTTTATTCAGCATCGCCCGTATGGTCTTGCACACTTCCTCATTTTCTTTTTCTGATGCAAGGCAATCAAAACACGGATTTTTATTCTTTGATGATCTCATAATATTCGCCCTCGCACTCTTTCGGAGCCATAGTTCCCCATCCGTCAGCCTTTCTCAGCTCATAATGGGTTCCTCTGTCGATGGCAAAAAGTTCTTCGCCCTTATCAATAGTCATTTCCATATTCTTCTCAATGTCATTTACGACAATATTCTGTAAGAAACGTGCTATCATGCCTCTTTCTCCTTTATCACTTCGGCAAACGCCGGATTCTCATGCAGCTTTTCTGTAGACCATCCCATGTGATGATACAGTTTTTCCATAAATTCAAGGCACTCTGTCTTGTCATACGCCAATAGGAAACACAGTAATTGTTCTCTGTTATACATCACTGATGGTCCGACTCCCATTTTAATGTAATCATAATCTGGGTAGCGTACCTGAAACTCATTCGGTGCTGCTGCCAGTATCTCAAATTTCACTGCCGATCCGTGCGGTTCCCTTATGCAATGCCTGAATGGTATCATGTTCTATCCCTCACTCTCTTTTCCCACCGTTCGTGTTTGCGTGCCATCTGTTCCTCATCTACTGTCAATGAAAGTTCTCCGGCACACTGTACGACATCCGTGTACTCTTCTCTGATATTTGCAATAGCATCTTTCTCTGTTACAGGTGTCGGATTCTCTTTTCGTATGATCCTTGCCATTTTGAGTGCTGCCTTTGCAAGTTCGGTACATTCCTCTGCAAGCTGTTCCAACATTGCAGCTTCGCCAATTTCTTCAATAATTTTCATTATCTCTCCCTCTTTGTGATAACTTTAAGTCTATCCAGTGGATATGTCTCCACTTTGCCATCTTCCAGAACGACAACCGCTTTTGTGCCAAGCAGGCTCGTGATTGTATCTATCCATGTTCCTTTTCTATTCTCACAGTGAGTACAATCTGGTATCTCATTGCACATATCAGCAATATCGTTACAGAATTTGCACTCTGCATAGCTTCTTGTGATTTCTACCGGTCTATCCATTTCGCACATCCTCCGATACGTCAAAATTCTCTAAATGCTCATATTCGACAGTTTCTTGTCTGATTTCAATTTGATTTTCGCTATGCGTTTCTGTTCCCTATCCATCTTTTTGATGCACTTATCCAACTGCCTTGCGTATGGACTGCTATTCGGGTCTGAGCACTCCATAATAAAAGCCTCTCTGTGTGGAGACTGATAAGGGCTTTTGTATCTGTATTTTTCGTATTCTCTTCTCTCTGCCACTATCAGAATCACAATTTTCAATACAAACCACGCTGTATTGAGCAAAACTAACCCTACGATAACCGCAACAACCGTCTTTACCATCTCTCTACCTCCGTCTTTTACACTAAAAATTTCTCAATTCTTATCTCTCCGCATTTCTTACACCCACATCTGCATACATCGTACTTAAAGCCGCTGTAATCATGTGCCGTCCAGAGAACTTCCAACACTTCCCACTCATGCTTGCACGGAAGAAAACACGATACTAAAATCTTGTCGAATAGCCTTTTATACCACGGTTCCTTGTGCCAAGACCTCTTTTTATTTTCCGGGGAATTTTGGGAATTGCTGTTTTCATCGCTCATCCGGTTTTACCTCCTATGAGGCGTAAGCCTCCGCCGATTTTTATTTTTCGCCTGTTATCGTTTCTACGTGCAGACGTGACGGCATCCTCATTATGAGGTCATTACACATTTGATTCAGACGATGGTTTTCATCCGCAAGCGTATTTACCATGAGGTACAATCCCTCTTCTCTGGTAAGTTCTCCACACTCTATCATCTGCCATACTCGGAATACCGTTGCATTGTTTCTGATATGCGTTTCAGAGATTCCTACGGTGTATGCCTCTGTCATGCAGTCCGGTTGAACTTCCGCAGTGTGTCCTCTTTCCATTTGTCCCATGCGGTCTGTTTCTTCTCTCTGCATACTTCCGCCTCTCTCTGCTTATTCTGTGTTGCTGTTTCTTTGTTCTGTTCCATATTTCTCTCTTTCTATGCCGGTAGGCATCCGCCGATTTTGGATTTTGTGGTTTTGTAAAGTCCTCACTTTCCTTTTGTTATTCGGATGCCGTGTTTATACTTACATTGTAAATTGGGTGGTTTACGGTAATAGGGTTCTTTGCCATTTTACGATTGGGGTGGTTTTGGGCTTTTTAATTTTTGGGGAACTCAGAGGGGTGAGTTGCCCCGGGAACGATCCGCCACAAACCCCCGCCCCAGGGTATAAGCTGCCGGACCTCTGCGCCCTGGCATCCTACCAACCGCCGCCGGATCTGTCCGAGTTCGTAAAAGTAAAAGAAAACGAACCGCAAAACGCCGATTTTATAATATTTCTATGTCCTCCGCATCCTCTGCCGGGTCTGTCCCTCCGGTTTCTACTGGTAAACGTTGTACAATGTCCGCCGCTGTCGGTAACTCCTGCGCCTGTTTGCCTACATTCAGATCTATTTTCTGCGCCGCCTGGGTGTAACCGTGATTATTATTAAAATCAGTAGCAAACACGATCGGCGGTATTTCTCCATTAAATGCAAGTTGTTTCTTGTATGCGGCTATGTTGTTCTTCAATATTTTTATTGTGTCGGAATACACACCGGGGCGGGTTCTTTCCCAATCGTTTAGAGTATCGCGGGAAATACCGGCAAAGCTGCAGAATCCCTCAACATCAGGAATCAGGCGGACACCTTGCAAAGCTCTTTCTTTAATATAATTTATATAGTTTTCTGCTATCTCTCTAAACTCTTCCACGGTCTCCAACTTCCGGGGTCTCCCTCCTTTCCCCTTTTCCGCTTCCTTGGTTGCCGCTCTGAATCCGTCTAACATCATTTCACACAATGCCACCGCCTGCGCCGTTTCTATCTCTTCATAATCCCGCCCAGCCTTAAAACGTTTATAGCTCTGTTTTCTAACTCCGTTTTCGTCCCTTGTGGCGGTCTCTTTCTTCTCTGTTGCCATCTCTGCGCCCTCCTTTCCTCTGTTCCCTCTGTGGCGGTCCTACACTGTCACACGGGCAAAATAAAAAGGACACCGAGAAAAGCTGCTTTCTGCTTCTCTCTGTGCCCTACGTTCTACTTTTTCGGCTATCCTTATTTATTTTATATGTGGATCTGCTCCGCCCTCCGGCGGCTCTGTTATTTCTATCTCTATACCGCAACCAATGGCGGCGGCGTATTTCTCCATATCTTCAAGCGTGAATTTATCGGCGTTTAGTCTCTGGTTTACGTTCTGCCGGGACACGCCCAGACGATCCGCCACCTCTTGCACCGATACCCCGCGCCGCTTCATCATAACGCGCATCTTTTCGCCAAAACTCAACCGCACCGGCTCCGCCCTCCTTTCTATTCTATACCCCTATAATATATAGGAATCTGCGCCGCCTGTCAAGTCTGCTGTTTACATGGTAAACACTGCGCCTAGGTTTTCTTGCACTTTGTAAAGTGTACAATTTACACAACAAACCACCCCTATTTTGTTTAGTCGGCTATACATATTTCACAAACCGCAATAATTTGTAAATTTTCCGCTTGACTTTGTAAAGAATACGCTTTACAATACAAGCATAAAGAACGAACCGCAACGGACAACAACGAACCGCCGGACGTTCAGCAAAACAAACAAGCGCAGGCAAGGGCGCACGGTGTACCCCAAAAGAACAACGCACTGCAGACCGGACCAAGGGAATCAACCCGGACCAAGGCAACGGCGGCGCGGCACTTATTAAGACGAGACCGAAACACACGCCCCACCGCCTCCGGCTTGTATCTCCTGTGAGGGCTGCCCCTGTGGTAATGAGTGCATATATCAGGCGAAAGGAAAATTGTAAACCTGTGCTAGGGTGTACCAATTCACACCGCACATATAAAAAAGAAAATTAAGTTATTGGAAGTATGAAAGCACTTTGAAACTTTCAGAACCGCACGAGACCGGGAAAGCGGTATAAAATCGGCCCGGCATTGTGGAGCCTGTGCACCTCCATATAAAAACAGATTGCACACGCGGAACAGTAAACCGGCGTACAGGTTTTCAGAGTGCGGAGACGCAAGCGACCGCAAAAGAAAAGCACTTGCAGGCGGTGAACAATAACACCACCTGGGGCCGCTATAAAGAGCGGACAAAACAAAAAAGCCGGAACGAGTGAGCCGGAGCGGTGGGAGCGCCAATAAACCCGATGAAAGCGCAACACTCAAAAACCAAATAAAAAAGGGCGATCCGCTACACCTACCAAGCGACACGGACCGCCGCCACCCCTCCGGGGCTTGTCTCCTATTATAACAGGCTTTCCCGGATGGAACAACAGAAAAGAGAGGGAAAGACCATGTTAAAAACTAATTCTAAAGCAGTAAATGAGAAAATCAAAAATATTATTATTGAGTGTTACAAGGACAGCGGCGATTATTACGGTTTTGAGGGTCGCGAGATGGCTTCCGACTATGCCGGAATGTGTCAAGATATTATGAGCGCTTTCTATATTGAGAAAGTAAAAAATGACTGTCAATATAAAGCCGGCCGCATCTCCGCCCAGGATCTTTTCATGGACTGGATGCAGGGACTTCCGACAGCGTTTAGCGTTGCCGATGATGTTTTCTATCATGGGGACGCGCTGGACTACTTAGGGAATCTGTTAGAGCAGACCGAGGCAGAAAAAGCCAAATACACAACCGAGCAGGCAGAAAAAACAACTTGCTACTTGTTTTATAGAGAATTGAAGAAAAACGCAAAATAGACAACCACGAGGCGCGCACCCTCCGGGGTGCTCCCTCTCAAATATAGGAGGCTTACACCATGAAAAATAAATCATATTACTATAAAAAAGACGTCGTGAAGCGTTCCAAGATGTACGGAACCACAACATATAAATTGACCGTTTACGGTATCAAGTCCGGCAAGCTCTACCGCGTAGGAGAAACAGAGTATAACAGCGGTAGCACCTGCGGCGAGTGGGGCGAGGCTTGGCATCTTTTGAGATCCGCCGGTTTAGTTCCTAAAACTTCCGATGTGTGGGACGGTTCAAAAATCTGTGCTTACACTTGGGCGCATGAAAACAATTTAACTATTTTAAACTTTGATCAGGTTTATTGATAAAGGGGGCGTTATATCATGGCATATCAGAGAAAAACCCGCGACCGTTGGGACATTATGACAAACTACGGCTACGGTTGGGAGTGTGAAAACAGCGAATACACAAGGGCAGACGCACGGCGGAGCCTTAAAGAGTACCGGGAGAACTGCGGCGGAACCGTCCGCCTGGAGAAACACCGCGAACCGGTGGAGGGCTACAAGGAAAAGCCGCAGCTTAAAAGAGAGTCAGCCGGGAATTATTATATTGAACTTGACAGGCGCGGCGTTCTTGGTTCTCATGGTTTTGAAGTCCTGCACTTTTTCCGCATTAACCGCACTTTATGGGGTGCTTGTTTCGGTCATGGTATGACAAACCACACCGCCCCGACGCTTTCCGCTCTTCGCTCTTATTACGGTTTATAAGGAGGTATATAACAATGATGAATATTGACATAGAAAGGCTTATTGATGCGGTAGCTGCCTGTAATGAGGCCTACAATGAATACTGCAGGAGCGCAAAAAACCTTTATAAGGGACCTTTTGAGACCATCACAGAGAGAAAGAATCATGTAAATTATGCGCGTGAAGTCTCCGACCGCGAAAACAGTTCTGTATCTACATTGATCGAGGTTTTCAATCTTGACAAGGAAGCGCAGGCGAGGTTATACAGTGCAGCGCGTGCCGTGAATCGTTGGCGAAACGCTACCAACTGGGCGCGACTTATCCCGGACACAATGAAAGAGCAGATCCGCCGGTATATATTCGGAGAGCCTGCCGCCCCTAATTCGCTTTGTGAACGTTGCGGATGTTGGCAGGCATAACGCCCGCCGCTCCGCCGGAGTATTGAGAAAATCAGATTTTAAGGAGGTTTATACCATGGGATGGGATTATACACACGCAACACACTACACCAGAACCGGAGCTATTGACAAAAAGGCAGAAATTGACGAGCTTTACACCTGGCAGAACGACACGAAAAAATATGAGGTTGTCCGCTCTTGCATGGTTGGGGCTACATATTACGCAGCCGTAAAAGTAACCATATTGAGCACCGGAGAGGCTGAGACATTCGCCGCCGTTGCATTGACGCACACCAACAGCCGGGATTATTTCAATTTCGGAGTTAAGACGATGGAAGAAAGCATGGGACCATGTGAGGATCATTGTCCCGCCTCTATCCTCTCTCTTCTCTCCTCTACTGATTCAGAATATGCCAACAACTGGCGGGAGAGATGCAGAAAGAACATTGAAGCAAAGAAAGATCCGCACGCATTGAAAAATTTACCTGTCGGCGCAGTGATCCGCTTTACTCTCCACACTGGGGAGAGCATTGAACTATTGAAACACGCCGCAGCGTATCAGTTCAAACGCCCTTTCTGGTTCTGCCAATCATCCGGCCGTTATATGCCAGTAACCAGGATTCCGGCAAATTATGAAGTAGTCACAGCATAACATATTGAGTTTAGGAGGATAAGAAACCATGAATAATACAGCATTGAGAATTGAGAACGGTATGAGCAGTTTTGAGTTACTGCAGGCCAAGGTGTCAAGCCTTGAAGAAACAGAAAAGCGCATGAGTATTGAAGAGGATCGCCGCATGGCTGCCATTGATGCAATGGATCGCACCTATAACAACCCATCCACACCGCGCCGCACACGCTTTGAACTTTCTATTGAACTTCCTATTCAGCGTGAGGCTTTGAAGAATTACCACAATGAGCGCAGCCGGGTATCTGCCGAACTTCGAGGATTGAGAACGGCCATTGATCTTATATTGACAGTTTCCAATTATGGCGGAGAGGTAACACCGAATAACCGCCGGATGATTGAGAGTATATTAGCTTAAACGTTACATTGTAACATTGAGTAACAGCGTGTAATATGGAGGTAACACATGAACAAAGATAAATTAGAAGTATTTATGAACTATTTGAAAGAACAATTTCCCGGCTGCATTGAAGATCATTTCACTTATGATTTGATTAAAAATCTCATTGACTATGTATATAGGGAACACGGTCACACAAAGAACTCCGCAAGGGCGATTATCGCAAGCATACTTCCAGAAGTAACCTATGAGGAATTAGAGGCATACTTACCTGATTTTGATGAATGGGAGGCGGAATTATGATAAAAATGTCATTCTACGATGGAACTTTAGATAGAGCCAAGGCGAGGGAAGTTGTTGAGGCATCTGAAAAGCCTTTGATGTTCCGATATGGCTTCGCTTTTAGGGGTGCAGAGAAAAGACCCATAACCAAAGAAAAAGCGTTAAGTATTATTGATGATTCCGGCAACTATCTGGATATAACAGAAACCGACAACGAGATCCTTTTGAATACTTTTTCAAGTAATGATATGTGGTAGGAGGTATGAACATGGTAGTTATTTCATTGACAGATAGAGAACAGACATTATTGAGTGACAGTGTATTGACGATGATAGAGAACGCCGGACAGGCGAAACGCCTTGTGTGTGATACGAAATCGCAGGACGCTATTGACACCTACGTGAAAGAGTTACAGAGATTAAACAGTAAATTGTGTACTACCGGCATCCGGTAAAGAAAGGATTGAGAACCATGAGAAAGAAAAGCGTATTTATTAACTGTATGGAGACATTGACCGCAAACAGAAAACACAGCGAGGCTCGCACACTTCTCAATGCAGGACTGAAAGAGTCCGCAGAGAGACAGACCGCTGCCACCGCTCCGGCGTATGAACTTACAAAGCCGTATATCTTCCCTGCCGTTGATGGCAATATGACTTATCACACCTCATGGGGATCTCATGGAGTAAAGAACGAAGCTGAAACCATATTGAGTGTATTGAACTCTTTCCGCCTCCGCTCCACCCTTGCAAAAATCAATCAAGGGCCACGCCTTACACAGTATGTTATTGAACTGGCTCCCGGAACTCAGGTGCAAGCCATTTTGAGACGTGAAAAGGAATTTCAGGCAGCCTTGCACTGCAACGCCTCTTTGAGATTTGATAATGGTTATGTATATATTGAGGTTCCTACCGGTACAGAAACCGTGTTCCTGGGGGATATGCTTATTGATAATGAGTTTCAGTCCTCCGGTGGTTTCACAATGGCGATCGGCATGGCGGTTGATGGTTCCAAGCATTACATTGATATTGCCAAGGCTTGCCATATCCTTATTTCTGGTATGACCGGATCTGGTAAATCAATCGTTCTGCATAACCTCATCTTGTCCCTATTGATGAAAAAGAATCCGGCACAGATGCACTTATATATCATTGACCCAAAAGCGACAGAGTTTGAGTATTACAAGAATCTTGCAGCGTGTACGGTTGTATCTGAGGTAAATGGTGCGGTTGAGCTATTGAAGAACCTTTGCATTGAGATGGATCGCCGCTACTCCGTTCTTGCCTCTACCGGCTGCCGTGACATTGACAGCTACAATGCAAAGTTCGCAGATGCTCCTATGAGACGTGACATAGTTTTCATTGATGAGTTATCCGACCTTATGAGCATGGGTGGAAAATCCGTTGAGGGACATATTGTAAGAATCGCGCAGAAAGCCCGTGCCTGTGGCATCCACCTTGTAATCGCTACACAGTACCCGGTTGCAAAGGTTGTTACTGGATTGATTAAGGCAAATATGCCTACAAAGATCTGTCTCCGTGTTGGTACAGTCACAAACTCTATGGTCGCATTGGATATGGCCGGCGGCGAAAAGCTCATGGGTCATGGCGATATGCTCTTTCTCCCTAACGGTTCTCTTTCCCCGGTAAGGTTGCAATGTGGGTTTGTATCTGAGACGGCAATCAACAATGTCGTTGCCGGTTTGATGAAAAATCAGTAAGTAGGAGGATGGTTAGAATGGCAGGAAAGACAACAACAGCTTGTACGCATGAACAGTACGAGACTATCATAAAAACTTTATATGAGGGCATTGGAGACTGCATACAGCCTAATCCCCGGATTGCTACGATCCTCGTTATTGAGGCGAATGTAGGATTGCGTATTGGAGACACACTCTCCCTCCGGCGTTCCTCTTTCATCAAGACACCATCCGGCCACGCTTTCAATATCGTTGAGCATAAGACTGGAAAGGTTCGCCGTTTCAAGGTTCAGGAACAGGTCTACAACTTCCTCCTTGAATATGCGGACTCTGAGGGCATTGAGGGCGATGATCTGATATTCCCTATCGGTGTCCGGGCAGTGCAAAAGCATCTGAAAAAGGTTTGCGACTGGCTCGGTTCTGGGTATGAGGATATATCCACCCATTCGTTCCGTAAATACTTCGGAACAGAGATTTACTACAAGAACGGAAAGGACATTGAACTGGTCCGCCGCCTGTATCAACACAGTTCCGCCGCCGTTACAGCTCGCTACTTGGGCGTTACGGACGAGAAGATTGAACAGGCATTAGACTCCCACGTTGATATTATTTACCGCCCCAAATAAGTCATAGAGAGGTTTTCTAACATGGTTAAAAAATGCTTATTATTGAGATTTGAAACTATCAAAGTGGACAGATACGTTGAGTACCGAGTTCATCCGAACCCTGATTATGTGTATGTGTACTTTTATAACGATTGGCACACAGTTCCAAAAGATGATGTAATTATCATCAATCATTAGTTTTACCAATGGTTCCTTGTAAGATTTGTCTATTTGAGTGTCGTGTAACAGGTTTCTGGCAGATTTTAATGTGAAAACTGCCGCCGGTATGAGGGTTGATAACGGCATACACCATCCCTTTGTTGGTTGACAGGTTTTCCGGCTTTAATGTGAAACCGGATAAGGATAGTGAGATCTCCTGACATTCGCGTATCTCCGGCGGAGCGCACGTTGCCGCTTGATAAGAACGTGCCCAAATAGACAAATGCTATAAGGAACCATTGAAGAAATGGAGGTCTTAGGCATGATTGATATTACAAACTGCAATAAAATCATAGTCGATACCATTAGGAAAACAGAGAAGATCATTGAATGGTATCAGCAAAATAAAGATTGGTTGGATGCCGAAGAGTTCCGCATCCCCATCCCCTCCGCATTGGTTGAGCTGCCGGAGGAAGATATTAAATTCTATTATGAGCAGGAGGGTGTATTCGTCAGGCTGCATCTGTATATGGGTGGCGTGTATGTCTGCAATTATCGGTATGATCCGAAAACTCAGGAAATCGAAAACATTGTCTTTCCTGCCGGATTAAGCAAAGAGAAACGAAAGGTTGCCCGGATGGTTCTTGCCGCTGACAGAACGCCATACAAGGAGGCATTGAAGTTCCACTCTCTCATGTGTTTTGCAACTCATTACCGCAACTGCATTGAGACTACGGAGCAGAAAGAGAAACGCATTTCTCATAAGCATCGAAAAAGCCTGCGCCGTTCCGGCGGTGCTACACCACTGATAACCACATACCGCATTGATAGCAGACCTATTCCTGCAGATGGCGCAAAACGGCACTACACAAAGCCTACTGAACAGGTAAGTGTAAGAGGGTTCTATCGGATCACCAAGACTGGCAAGCGTGTATGGGTTCGCCCTTTCACAAAATACAACGGAAATTCTGAAAATAACAAAACATACAAAGTATAGGAGGATCACTATGAGTAATTTGAAAGTTTATGCAAAAACCATCGAAGATGAGGCTTTGGAACAGATTAACACTCTTCTGTCTCAGGATGCCTTTAAGGACTGTAAGGTTCGTATCATGCCGGATGTTCACGCCGGAAAGGGATGTGTCATTGGCTTTACTGCGGATCTCGGAAACAAAGTAATTCCGAACATTGTCGGCGTGGATATTGGATGTGGCATGCTCTGCGTAAGCATCGGACACGGAGAAATCGACTTTGAGAGATTGGATAATGTCATTCGCACCTATGTTCCAAGTGGAAGAAATGTGCATGATGGCCGGCAGATGCGTTTTGAAGAATTGAAAGAGCTTTATTGTTACCGGGAATTAAAAGATACCAAACGTCTCGAACGCTCTATTGGCACTCTCGGCGGTGGCAATCATTTCATTGAGGTTGATGTTGCAGAGGACGGTTATAAGTATCTGATTATCCATACTGGCAGCCGTAATCTTGGGAAACAGGTGGCAGACTACTATCAGAACCTTGCCTATGAGTTGATGTGCGGTAAGGATGATTTGTATGATCGTCAGGAAAAGCTCATTGCCGACTACAAAGCCGTTGGAAGAAAATCTGAGATTGAATCCGCAATCAAGGAGCTGCGCCGAAACTTCCGTGCTGTCACTCCGAAATTGCCGAAAGACCTCTGTTATTTAGAGGGTAAGTACCGTGAACAGTATCTCCATGATATGAGGATATGTCAGAAGTTTGCCTACATGAACCGTGTTATGATTGCTCAGATTATATGCAATCACATGGGATGGGGTGTTGATGCAGATATGCCGGACTTCTTTGAGTGCATCCACAATTATATCGACCACGACTCCAACATCGTCCGTAAAGGTGCTATCTCTGCCAAGTACGGAGAAAAGGTTCTTATCCCTATCAATATGCGTGATGGGTGTATTCTCGGAACTGGCAAGGGAAATGAGGATTGGAACTGTTCTGCGCCGCATGGAGCTGGACGGCTTATGTCACGGATGAAAGCAAAGGAAACTCTAAACATGAGTGATTATTCAAACTCTATGGATGGCATCTACACTACTTCCGTATCAGAGGAAACCATAGATGAGGCACCGATGGCATACAAGCCTATTGATGAGATTGTGGAATGTATTGGAGAAACCGTTGATATTCTTGCGATTCTGAAACCTATATATAATTTCAAGGCAAGCGAATAATGTGGCATTGATAGACACATTGATGTATAATGGACTAAACATTTATATAGGGAGGATATGTCTATGAAGATGAGATATTTTGCCATACTGTTACTGTCGGCCGTTCTTTTGACTGGTTGTGGCGGCGGTACATCTACCAAAAATGGCACTACTGCGGTCACGACTACGACAGAAAGTAAAGACAAAACAGACCTTGCAGATTTGATGAGTACGCAGGATTATTCCTGTACTGTGGATGATTCTTTTATGTATTACGTTATGTATGTAACAAACAATTCAGATAAGGTTGTGAGTATTGATCTGAATGTGACCGCATTGGATTCTTCCGGCAGTATGGTTGGTTCTTCCAGCGATGGAACAAAAGCGGTTGCTCCAGGGCAAACAGCCGGTATATGGACCACATTTGATGAATGGGATAAGATTGATAGTTTCGATTACACACTGTCGGTATCAGAGGAAAAGGAATACTCTCCTGTCTATTCTGACTTATCCGTTGACTACAATACTACCGACAGCGGCATTGTTGCATCCGTGACAAACAACGGAACTTCCGCCGCAGATTATGTGTGGATGGATGTGGTGTACCTTAAAGATGGGAAGATGGTTAATTTTAGCGAATTATCTTTTATGGATGATAACCAAGAATTGCAGCCAGGTACAACTCTTTCTCAGGAGGGCACTTGCTACTCTGATTCCGGTTTTGATGATGTAGTGATTGCCATAAATGGCAGGAAATAATTTAAGGCAGAGGTTTTATTCCTCTGCCTTTTCTATGAGTTCCCATGCCTTTTCATCGCCAAATTCTTTCCTTACGGCTTTCCATAATCTGAGGTACTTCTTTGATTCTCTGTCCCTTTCAGTCCTTGCCTTGTCAATCTGGCTTCTGAGACGGCTTATGTACTGCTCGTCCTCTGTCTGAATCAGCTTATCTGAGTCACGGTACAGCGACCGGATCATGCTTTCTTTGAGCATATCCTCCCACGGCGTAGATACCTCTGTACTGCGCCCATTGATTGATCTGCGTGTCTTGTATTCCCTACCGGATAAATCTTGTTTCTTGGCTCTCTTGGCGCAGTAATCGCCAATATACACACCAACCCAGTCTGGAATCTCTCCTTTGACCTGATCGTAAAGTTCTCTGGTAAGCACATAATAGTTGTAGTGACCTACAAACGATTTAACTGCTGCACTATGGAAATCTGCCTTTGATACCTTGACCTCGTAGCATCGGAAAATGCCCTTGGTGTCGTATGTCATGTAGTCCACACGTTCTCTGCCGCCATATCCTATCGTTACCTCATAGCAGCCAAATGTTCCCATTTTGTATGTGGCTCTTCTGATTGCTTTTTCCAACGCTACGGTTTCTGCGGTTTTCATTTCAGGTCCTCGATTGAGAACACCAGACCTACGCAGTAGACCTCTCCATCTTCCCAAATATCAAATCTCTCACAAGGAATTTCTGTCTCATACGTCCATGTTGCCGGAAGTCCGTCTCGGTTCATTCCATCACACCATCTGGCATCTATCCAGTTGGCACGTTCTTCTCCCTCCTGATCTACTCCGTCCTTATCGAAATAAACTCTTCCACCATCAAAACAGCCTCCCTCGTCGCAGATTGCTCCATTGAACTCCATCAAATCATCTGATGCGCCCGTCACAATGACGAGACCACTCTGTTTTGCCTCTTCCAGCACATCATCGAAACTATCTCCGTATGCTCGTCCATAGAGCTTATTTGCCAGTTCTCTTGCTTCCATATTGTCCTCCTTTAATCTGTGTATACAACGATTTCCTGTCCCTCCATTCTGTACCCAAAGCAAAGGTTTCCACCATCCGCTATTATGGCACATTCATGGTCTGACAGATTGTTTGCGTTTCCGATAATTTGATAGCGTTTGCAGGCATATCCGCTGTCTCCGCTCATTATCACGGTTTTCTCTGCTAGGATCTTCTCTTTCTGTTCATCTGCCATAGACTCCCACTCATATCCAAATACCACTATCGCCTTATCCTTTATCTTCTCATATTCCTCATACCACGTTTTTATCATCAGCTACTCCTTATAACAAATCCCGTTGTTGCCGTTAAATCTCATATACGGGTTGATTAAGGGGCTTCTGAAAATGTCAATCTCTCTGCCATCGTGCATGAACTTGAATGAAATACTATTAAACGATCCTTTCATTCCTACTAAGCTCACACTCGTATTGCTCTGCCCCATCATAATGTCCTCTACATCATATTCAGTTCCGATTTCCAATCCGTCCTCTTCTCTGATTGCTACTGCCTTGATGAAAATGTTATTCTGTATACGCATAGGTTCCTCCTTTCTCTCATACTTGCATTTTGGAAAATGGGTTCCAACATCAAGGAACATATCGAGAATGATCTTTCCTGTTTCTCCGCAGAAATTTATATGCCCTGCGTCTGTCTGCTTAACAATCAGTTTTCCGCAGTTGAGACAGCAATCCTTTTCGTTACGTTCCTCGAATATTTGCAGTGGTGTCTTATTCATCCCGGATTCCTTTCTCTCTGAAATACTCCATGATTTTGCAGATTGTGACATCTCCAACACCTTTGATTTTTGAGATTTCTTTCAGAAAATCATTGACTGTCATTCCGGTAGCCGATTTCTTTCCCTGATTAAATCCCTCACTCCTGGCTTTTTCCGCTCTGTCATTGACATACTGCACCAACTGTTCATCGGTCATTTTGCGAATTTTAACCGCTTTTTCATGTACCTTATCTTCATTTACTGTTCTGCGGCAGCTTCTCTTCTTTGCCATTGCAATCCTCCTATCTCATGTATGTTTCAACGATGCACGCATCGTCCTCCGGTGCCCTTGGAAATTTGAACATGAATCCGGCTGACATTACATCATCTTCGCATCTTTTAAGATTTTCATATTCGCAGTAAACATTTGTTGGCCGGTTTTTCTCTCCGTCCCATACTCTTGCCACCACTTTCCCCGAAAAATCTTTCGGGCTGTCGTATATCACTACCAGCGGCACTTTTATATCTGAATAGTCTACCAGATTAAGTGTCGGTACTCTCTTATACAACGGTGTATTCTGCTTTGCTAATTTCTTCTGTCTGTTCACTCCCATACCTCCTTTAATTCCACATGGAATGATTTCAATAGTTCATCGTCCATATTTGACATAAATGTTCTGTACGATATGTCTGGCTTATTTTCCATAAACCACTCTACCGCCTTTTGATTTCTGGCTGTTCTGGTAGATAGATTTCTCCAATTATCCTGATACCGAACCCGTCTCAATTCTCCGTACCATACAAGAAATCGTTCTCTCGTGCCATTCCTATCAATCCTCATAGGCACATACGGATCAACAATCTCGTAGTCTATTCGGCGGACTGCTGCCGGAACTGCCATAACCCACATTTCTCCCGTGGCAACAGCATCCGGCACTTTATCCGCTATCTGCTCCGGCATGAGGATAGCATCACTCTCTATGTAATACGCATGGATAACAACCGGCACACCGACTCTTGCCATGTTGTACGCCACTGTTCCGCCTTGCGGCATCGCTTGGATTGCACTCAATATGTTAGGTGCTACGCATATCCTTGGAGTGGTGTTATCCTCATCCGGGCAAATCTGTTTCGGAACTCTCGGAACAAATCTCTCTACTTCATCAAATGAAACGTGAACCAATTTACTGTTGTTTCTTTTTCCTCTTTGCTTCATCCTTTTTCCGTTGGCGTTCCTCCCAGTAGGGATGTTCCAACCTTTCTAGTCCAGTGCATCCTATCTGCAGGCACTTATGGACTTTCATTTGCTTCGTTGATAGATACCCTTTGTGTGTTTTGCAGTACGCTACCGGCGATTTAACCATATTCTTATCAATGCTCTTGAATAAATCAGGCATGGATAAGGGCTTTCGGAAACTCTTGAATGAGTTCTTCGCCCCAAATGTCCGTGAGGCTTGGTTTCATAAATACCGGTATGTTGTACTTTCTGCACTGCTCCACAATATTTTCAATCCATTCTCGTCTTGGTATGACTTTATCTTTTCTGCTGCCAGTCTCAGCTCCTACGATTATCCACTCCGGGATGTATGATTTCTCACTCAGCTCTCCGAAGTCTGCCAGTATAGGCTCTACTGACAAAAACGTATGGAACTCATAGTGTCCGTCCTGCCCCATATACTCCGTATCTGGATCTGTGACTGTCGTTCCGTACCACATATTATCTCTGAGTGGTAATTCTCCGTAATGATGCAGCTCCATATATCTTCTAGGATTCTTCGTGAGGAAGAGGTAATTATGCTGTGGAGCTTTCTCACAAGCATTAAACACTTCCCTGATCCATCTATCAGGAACCCACTCTCCAAACACATCCGACATTGAACCGACAAAGATATTTCTCTGCCTCTTTTTGTCTCTGTATTCTCCCATGCGGTATCTGTGGATTGTCGGCACAAATCCATGCGGATAGGCACATCTGAATTGTTTTCCGGTCTCATCATCAACATAATACGGTTGCTCATTGATCTCATAAGTTTCAGAACCATCGTCTCCGAGTTTGTATGTCTCAGGTTCTACCAGATGGCATCCTTTCCGTGATACAAAGCGGTTTGCAATACCTCTAGCATAACAATAAGGGCATTTATGACGGCAGCCGGTAATCGGATTCCATGTGCTGTCAGCCCACTCTATTTTCGTTTTATCCAAGTCTCTTCCTCCTACCTGTGTATTTCCCTACATGATTGATATAACCGCAATAACAACACTTTACCTCGTCTCTAAGGCGGCTCTTATAAATCTGATTTCCACAGCATCCACAGTCAAATTCTTGCGGATTGATTTTCTTTTTCTTCATAAACGCATCACTCCTTTGGAAATAATTTGTCATAAAACCATTCAATATCACGGCGAACCTTAAAATATCTAAATTTATCCTCTTCGCTCGTGCTTCTTACACTGATATACCCGTGAAAAGCATTTACCTCTTCTACTACCACCGGAAGCTCTGCATATTCCGTCTTTAACATCCACTCACTTCCGAGAGGGTATTTATCGAATTTTGAATAGTCGATCTTTTCGTCCGCATGAAACGGAAGATCGTATTTTCTTTTATCCACAGCCAAATCGTCAATATAGCAAGTGGCATACACTTTTCTTGGATTGTTACCATATTTTTCAACGTTTTCCGGCAGATTATCATTGACCGCATCGAACTCTAAGCCAAATTTACTGCACCAGTCCACCGCTTCTTTCAGATGTTCTTCCACCCTGCAAGTCCAAAGGATCACTTTTGCTCCCTCTGTTCTGCGTTGAATAAGATGCTGTATCAGTTTTTTGTTCGGCGCGCCAATTCCGGGCCACTTACTTTCGCAGAGTGTTCCGTCAAAATCAACCGCATAAATCGGTACAAAACTACTCATCTCCATTCCTTTCCATCCCTAAATCGAATAGGGATAATTGTGCTTTTTCTCTTTCCAGTCTCGCATTTGAAACCTCATACATCTCGGTGTCTATCTCAAACCCTACAAACCTCACGCCGTTTCTGTGATATGCAATGAGGCTTGACGCAGATCCTACATGGGTGTCAAGTACCACCCCCCCGATAGCTTAAAAGCACCTACTAGATATTCGTACAATGCTATCGGTTTCTGGGTTGGGTGGATGCGTTTCTCTGAATTTGCTCCGCCAGTGTTTGAGTATCTGAACAGTTTTGCCGGGAGATTGTAGGAAGTCCACGCAATCTCCGCTTGTGAAAAGGCATCCCACGGCTGCACCTTATCCCATACAACAAAACATTTTGTCGGTGGCAGATTGAAATAATTTCCGCCCCATATAATCTGATTTTTCGATACCCGGAACAATTCTTTGAAATATTCCTCTGTCGGCGGCTTGCTATCCCATTCCTTTGTCTGCCCGCTTCGCTTTAATCTGCTTGCTGTGCTTTCGGCAGGATAACCGTTCTTCGTCCGGCTCTTATTGGTTCCCATCGCCATGTTCGGCGCATTGATCCCGTATGGTGGGTCTACGATTGCCACATCAAAGTATTTATCAGGGAAAAGTTTCATACCGGCCATACAGTCCATGTTGTAGTAACCAAAATCTAATTTATCCACTTAATAATGCTCACTCCCTTATAACCTTTCTGAAACTCATACCACGCGTATGCAACTGCACTTCCGCCTCCGGCTTTCATTTCCTCAAACATTCCGTTTTTGGCGCACAGAATACGGCTGCGTGACACATACACATATCTCGGAGGGTATTTCTTAAACAGTTCGCCTCTAGCCTTTCCCTCCAAAAACTGTAATTTAAGGAACATGAACACTTTTCTCCCGTCCGGTATGATCGTCATTGCGTGCTCAATAAACTCTTTCGCATACTTATATGGAGGATTGGTAAGAATATCGCCATCCCACATTTCTGTTGTCTGCAAGAAGTCTATTCCACCCTCTCCATACCCTCTGTCGATAAGGTCCGTACTGCGTACCTCGTACCCAAGTTCTATGAGACGTTCTGATAAGTGTCCTTGTCCTGCAGAGCACTCCCAAATCTTATGATTCAGCTCTGCCCCCCCTGTAACAATGCGTCTACTGCGATAGGGTCTGTCGCATAGTAGTCGTTAATCTCTCTTTCTTTCTCTGTGTGGTTGGATGCGCCAAGGGTTGTAAAAATACTCTTGCCGTTTCCGGTCCAATCTTTTCCCATCTCTGATCTCCTTATAAATATCCAAATCTATAACCATATATGGATTCCAGTTCTCCACGGCATACCTTACCAACCGAGTTCGGCGGTAGATTATACAGGCGTTCCGCCTCCCGGCATGAGAAAAAGATTTCTTCCTCATCGCCTATGCAGATAACCATTCTGTGTTTCCCAGGCTTGTCCTTGCGGTTTCCGCACTGTACGCCCTTGTCCGCCCATCTGAGGTTGTATATGCTGTTATCGAACCTCTCCATGTTATTTATATGGTCTACGGTGTCATACCGCCGTCTGTCTCCCATGAAGAAAGTCTGCATAACAATCTGGTGTCTCTTAAACCGTACTTGGTTTCCATCCGTGTCTGTGAACATACTGGAAATATCATATTTATCTCCGTATGCCATATTGCAGAGGATTCCGTTTCTTATAAGCCTCCCAAATGTTGATATGTAGCAGTTGATGTTGAAATCATGCACACTCTTAATTTCCAAATCCTCATCGAATTTTACAAGCCGAGTGATCTTTCTCCATTTTTCTTCCTCGTCCGGGTACTTCCGGCGGATGTAATCAAAAGTTTCTGATTCTCTCATAACTTCTCGAATGTGTATACTGAATGTCTCGTTGTTACTGTGATTTTTCCTTTTATCTCAATATAGGAAATTGCCATACTCGTTGTGAGTTCTCCGACATATGGTGTGCCATCGGCATTTGAAATCCACTGAATTACCATCTGTTCTCCGATTCTCACGTTTGGCTTGGTACATATTCTTCCTACTCTGTCAGGGTATCTCCCGTCTGTCCGGGGATTGCCCTCTCTGTCTGTTATTGAGACAACTTTGTAATTTTCCATAGCGTTCTCCTTAAAACAGATGGAACAAAAGCAGATCTTCGTTGTCCGCCGGATCGCACTTCTCTTTCCATTCCAGTTTTCTCACGACATCCCACGTTTTCAGGCAGATATTGGATAAATCATATTTTTCATATACTCTACGGTCGATGAACAACCGCATATCCAAATCCTCTCCATAGAGGTTGTAGCTCATATATTTCAGATTGCGAATATCATCATCCGTTGCCTCGGCATGGAGCGTTACTGTGATTCCGTCCAACTGATTAAGGATCTTTCCGTAATCATCCATTGATAAACAAGCCGTGTACAGATACACTCTTTGCCGTTTGTTCTGCTTTTTCAGTGCCTTGATAAATCTCAACAGGCTGTCCGGGTTGAGCATTGGTTCTCCGCCGGTTATCACAACTTCCTCATAGTCTGAGAGAACCGAAATATCTCCGATACTCGCAACCTTTCCGATTGTCTCATTGCAGCATCCGGGGCATTTTCTGTTACAAGCTAATGTCACTATTACTCTCGCTGTCTTTTTCATGTTTCCTCCTTAATCCATGCCGTCATAAAGGCTTTCAGATAATTCAACCTGTTCGTCTGTCAAATCTCTAAGTGCATTGATTATCTTCATCTTTGTTTCTTTGCATGGGAAATATCCGTACTTTGCATATCTCAGCATCCGTTCAAAAGTGCTCATTGGAAATGGAATATCTTTATCAATTACAATCCGTTTAAGATGCAGATGTTCAAAAAACGCATCATCCATCAGGATTTTGTACTCAATGTGTGTTTCCGGTATTCCAATTTCCTCTAAGAAATGTTCATCTTCCAGAGTTTCAAACGGAAGTTCTTGTTTTTTAGCTACCGCACCAGTTTCATCCTCTACTTCCTCTTTGTAATATGCGAACTTCGTGATTGTGAAGTCGAACTTATTCAGAATTTCTTCCGGTTTTCCAAATATTTTGCAACAAAGTTCGATCACAACACCTGTTTCAATGTGTTTGTACGCCTTTACATTGTCGTTTTCGTAGTGGAAATGATATTTCTCATCTCTTACATCGTCTCCGTCATATCCGGGTGTCTGGCTGTCAAAATACTGTACCGCATCATCAAAATCACTTTCATTCTCAAAGAAAATATCAAGGTCTTTTACCTTTTCTTTATTGAATATGTTTTTGAAACATCCTCCACATATAAATCCTTTGTGACCGGTCATGTATTCATCAAGCCAATTTAGCATCCAGAAGTTTTCTCTATCTCTCTTTATTAGAGCCATACTTCCTCCTATCTCCGTGCCATTGCATCCTCGTATAACCGCTTATACACGTCCCTCTCAGCAGTTATCTTTGCAATTTCCAACTGTGTCTCAATGTCCGGCATCTCCACCTTTTCTGCAATAGGTTCGGGTTCTTTCTCGTCTGGCTTCACTGCTTCATTTGCAGCTTCCGCCCACTTCTTTACCAGATCATTTGATTTGATGTTAATTCCAATACCGATACTTACCGCCAATGCCGCATCAATCTTTTTCATTTCCGCCATAGAACACTGCCCTATGTAGTCTCCAACCTTATCCTTATTTACCGTGTCAATCTGCTCACAAAGCACAGTGGACGGATATTTTGAGCTGTTGATTTTAACGTGTGTCGGCAACGGTTTCTTTTCCTGGGTGGTAAGGTAAACCACTTCCAATATGGGAGCCGCATTGTTTCCAATGTCATTGCTTATAATTACCGCCGGTCTACCCCCCCCTGTACATTTCCGCTATATTCGCTCTCATTGCGGATATAGAAGATTTCCCCTCTATAAAATTCTTTGTTCATAGTGTCCTCCTATTCGATTTCATCCTCCTGTGGCATCTCGAACACTCCAAGTGGTTGATCCGCAACATATTCACATACTAAGTCTCTGGGGTTTTCATCTTGTCCTCTTTCAAACAGCAAATTCATGGTGTAGCAGTCCATAAGCATTGAGATCGCCATTCTGCATTTTTCTTTCGTAGAATATCTGCCAATCACTACTCTGTTTTCTCCTACGAGGGCAGCAACTTTGTACCGCCCATCATACTTGCTGTCCGTGCTGTATTCTGTTACCTTGTCGTTGTTCAGAACTACCGCTCCATCCTGAGACTTAACAAACATCACGTTTTGCCTCTCTTTCCTTAATTCGCCCCATCTGTCGATTGATTTTGAAATCAATTCGATCCTCTACCTCTGCTACGCAGTTAAAAATAATTTCCAACTGTGAGAGCATAATCTGCATATCTGCAATTTCATCTATCACTGCTTCTCTCGTTTCCGCTGTTTTCTCATCGCTACGGCGGAATTTCAGAATGGCTTTGACGAGTTCCGAACACTCTTCAATAGCCATATCCTCCTGTGCATCGTTTCCATATGTTTCTACGATGGTGTTGAGGTTTCTCATCTGCTCCTGCGTCAATGTCTTTCCCTCCTACTTCAAAATTGTTGCGATCACGATGATTACAATAAGAATTGCCGTAAGTCCAACCCCAATCCAGATAGGGAGAAGAACTAACCACCAAGACCATGTGATTACTTTGCATAATTTCAGAGTGATTAAGATAAGCTGTAACACTCCGAAAAATCCGATACCGCCTGATGCTTTTCCACTGTTTCCATTACTGCTGTTGCTCATAAAACTGTCCTCCTGTTTACATATAAGTTGCTTCTTTGAATACGAATGTGTCCTCAGAGTCTACTTTTTCCGATAACTCTCTCAGGCGCAGATCGTTGGAGCTGTAAATCTTTTTCTTTTTCATATCAGCCACAAAAAACTCCTGCCCTGCCTGAATGTACTCTCCGACTTTGCTCTTCCGGCAAATCTCGTAGGAAGCATACTCAGTCTCTTTATCGTCTGTCTGTTTTTCCTTTGCGGTTTTTCCTAACATACCGATTTTTCTCCTTTCTTTCACATTTTCGTTTGTCTGACTAAACATTTTCTACAAAAAAATTTAATGCAATCCGTCAGACCATCTATACAGAATAACGGCGGTATCTTCGTTAGGATAAGAAACTCCCAAGAATTTGCCATTAACTGTTTCGCAAGCCTCTGTTACTCTATCCACGAATTTATTGAAGTCCTCTTTCACTGTCACATAATCGTGAAATCCCATTGTTCCCTCGTCTCTTTCGTGGCTTTCTCTCATTACTACCATCTGTTTTAATTTCTGCATATTGCCTCCTATTTCTTTACCTTGCAGTCTCTATATGCATCCTCTTTTCCGATGAATAACTGCCCTAAAATTGCAACCAGAACATTTACCACGATACTGTTTCCGGCCTGCTTATAAAGTTGTGTGTTACTATTTACTTTCTCCGCCTTATGGAAATCTGCATCTGAGAAATCCATCAGCCGCCAGCACTCTTTTGGAGTGAGCTTTCTTATGCGGTACTCTGTGCAAACCTTTGAGTTCGCATCTCCATGCGTTCCGGCGGTCAACGTTGGAGAATTGCCATTATCAGAATAAACAGATCCGCATTGACTTCCCTCGTTGGAAATCTGCCCTACTTTTGCCATTTCTGTACTCCTTTCCGCGATATTGTCACTATGCTGCATACCGTCCTGCCCCCCCCCGAACAATTTTCTCAATACGGCAAATCCCCATGCTTTGGGACGTAAGTGTAGGGCATACATGACCGCCGCCTTGCACTCTTCCTCGCCGTAATTTACTTGTCGGGTATGAGAAATCTGCAACTCCGCCAATCTCACATTCGATATAACCTTTCTGTGTTGCCTGCCGGATGCCTACATACTCTCTATCCATCATCCACCGTCCTTATCTCTAAAACCAGATTGTCTTTTTGAACAGTTGTGAGGGTATTGGATATGCCATCAGTTCTTGCTTCAAGTTGAGTCATATTGCCTCTTTTTTCTGAAATCTGGTGGCTTTCGTATAATTTTCTTATCCTTTTGCCGTATTCAGTTCTGACGCAACGGCATATCGCAAAGTCAATCCTCATTTACTCTTATCTCCAAAACATAGTTGTCTTTTTGGACGGAAGTAAGTGTATTGCACAACCCCTCTGAGTTTGGCTCTAACCGTTGTTCCGTTGGTGCGCCTGTGGTTCTGTCTGATGGATTGCTTGGGTTTCGTCCTCTGCTTGCAACAATGATTCTTTCAACCACGTTTTCGCCTCCGTCTCTGTTATTATGCAAGGTACAGTACCCCCCCCCACTCGTAATCGCCGGAGCTATGCCGCCGGTATCATACACTCGCCCTTGGTTTGGGTTCTCTCTCGTGGAAGTGGGGAGAATATTGCCTAACCTCTTAATCCCGGTCTGCAATATCTTCTTTCCTTTCCTTGATTTCTAATATCTTTGGTTCCAAATTGCCCCCCCCACAAGTGTTTAAGGTCGGGGCAATTCCGTCTGCGGAATAAATTCTTCCGCTCTGAGGATTATCCCAGCTCTTTCCTACGGCGATATTCCCCAGTTGTATGCAGCGTACCTTATTTGCCATTTCATAGTTCCTCAATTACATATTTCAAATGTTTGTAGTCGCTCGCCAATAGGGTAGGACATATCATTTTGTACAATGCTTTATTGTATGGGTCGTAGATTCCACAAGCACTTTCGGAGGATCTTTGTAGTCTGTTGCCCTTATCGCTTGGCAAATACCCCCCCCCGATAAAACTCGGACCCTGTCCTGGACTTCTTTTTCCGGGTTCAGTGAGCCGACTACGATTATTCTGTCTGCCATTTACTTTTTCCTCCACTAAAACTTTCGGTGGATCTTTATAATCCGTTGCCGACAATGCCACTGATATGCCATCCGGGGACATTATGCGTCCTCTTTCTCCGCCTGTTCCCGTATGAGCCACAATCAACGGCCGGCTCATGGTTCATCTGAGCTATCTACTTCTGTAACACCGCATCCCAATGATGCCGGTCTACTGAGCCTCTGCCCCCCCCTAACGGTTTTTGAGATGCCGTCTAACTGACCGCTCTCTCGTAAGTCCTTGATGAGTTTCTGCGCCTTTTCGGAGTTGATATAATACTTTTCGTCTACCTCGTCCTCCAAGTAATCTTTCATTGTCTTATCCAGTGGAACCGGCTGCGGAAACTTGTAATTGTAATCTCCGAGAATAGATACCATGAAGCATCTCTCGCGGTTCTGTGCCACTCCGTAGTCCTTTGCATTGAGAATCTGCGTATAACACTTATATCCCTTGCTTTCAAGGAAGCTGCACCAGCTATGAAAATCATCTATGTTGTCCGCACTGATAACCTGTGGCACATTCTCCATGAGAAGTATCTGCGGAAGATTTTCTGTCTCATTCAGAAGTCTTTCAACTTCCCACAGTAACCCGGAACGTGTTCCTGATCCTTTTTTCATTCCTCGCATCTTTCCGGCGAGTGATAAATCCTGGCAAGGTCTTATGGAAACGAATACGTCATAAGGTAGGTGTATCTGTCAGTATTCGTTATTGCCAGATCACCCCCCCTCATTGAGCAAATGTTGACAAGGTTGTGCGTGGCTTTTATGTTGTTGTAACATTCTCTGCGCCATGCGTCACTGTATGAATGACTCCTTATCTGCTCTTCCGTGAGAGGTTTCTTTCCATCCACGGATATTCCCAACTGAGTAAGTGCCTGTATAACATCCTCGGAACTCATTTCTGCACTGTAATCCGTATCATCGTCCGCCATGTGAATAGCTTTGTATGATGCCGTGGCGTGCATTTCCCATTCAGACATAAGGTAATGTTCAAACGGTACGCCAAGATTACGAAGTGCCATCGCCTGAGAACCAACCCCAGCAAACAATTCTATCAATCGCACCGGGTTGTCAGTCTTAAATGTTGGGTACATTAAATCAAACATTGAAATCTGATCCACTCGTTTTCTCCTTTCTTTGATTTTTTATCATGCAAAATCTCGCATAATTGAGCTGCCGGAAGTAGTCATTATTCGCATTTTCCCACATTGCCGGTAAGGTACTCAGCCGTGTTTCATAACACTTATCGCACACCTTTTTTCCTTTCATTGTTGAATTTTTGCCACATATATAGCAAATGCCGTAGTCCGGTCTCTCTGAACGTGACAAATCGCATCGGTTTTTGTCTCTATAATTTTTCAGATACGCCCTGCATCTCTGGCATAAACCACCATTCTGTGATTGATGTTTTCCGCATCTGGGGCATAGTCCGTTTTCGATGCGTGTCTGTTTTAACTGCCTTTTCCTCAGCCGATCTTTCTCTTTCTGTTCATCGGTTTTCCCTTTTTCCGAATAACTATCTTGAAATTGACCTAAACACTCATAACATAGCTTTTTGTTGGGTTCTGCTGGATTTTTCCCACAATGAGTGCATATCCCAATCCTTTCATGGTATTTTCGGTTCTGCTTGCGTAATTCAGAATTTCTTGCCGCACATTCAGGGCACATGGATCTTTCCGGCGTTGGGTTTTCTTTGCCGCACTTCGGACACAATCCTCTTTCCCTCATCTCTTTGTATGATAATTTTCTCAATCCATTTCAGAGGTTCCCAGGATTTATGCGCGCTGCCCTTTCCTCCGTCTATTTTCTACCGAACTTCTCATACATTTCATCCAGTCTCTTTCTGGTTTCGTTTGACATACCGGATGGTGGTTCGGTCTTTTCCTCCGGCACTTCAATTTTTTGCATTTCTATCTGTGGGTCTACTGCTTTTTCCATAAGTGCTGCGTGTTTCTTCCCCATATCGGCTATGAGCATCCTTACATTCTCCGGCAGACGTGCCTCTTCTTTCATCCGCTGCACCGAAGTCCGATAGTTCCTGATAAAGTGCGACTGTTCAATGGTTGCCACTTGGTCTGAATCCATCAACGCCCACTCCTTGAGGTTTGCCGCCGTTCCAACAGCTCTTTGGCACGCCTCCGGCAGTTTTGCAAATTCCTCTTCTGAGTTATAGCCGGAGTTCCTTAACGCTCTCTGTACCAACGCCCATGCCTGCAGTTCGCTCATGCTTTCTTCCGCCGGAGCAATAATCTCCGTTGCTTTAGTGCGAATATCTGCGATGGTTGGAGGAAAACGTTCACTTGTCATGTACTTTTGTATTGCCAAGTTCGCCTGCTCATACGGAAGATCTTGTAATAATCCATACCACACATCGAAAGCGTCTTTATCTGGTATGAATGTCGGCTGTGCGTAGACCGCTTTCATAGCTTTTACCAAAATCTTAAATTCTTCTCTTTCCATTACCAGCCATCCACATCCTTTACTCTGTTTCCAATGCGATCTCCACTATTTCTGTATGCAGAAGATGATTGCAATTTATCCCAAATAATGCCTTTCCATCCATTCGACATACATTCATCAATAAGATTGCATACGGCAGTATCTCCATAGACAGAGACCTTATTGGCAACCTGTTTTAACAACGACTTCATGCCCTGTTCCTTATATCCGTCTTTCCGTTCCGTCTTATACTTGAACCATTCGCGAAGTTTATCTGCCATTACATCAGAGATGGTGTACTCAGGGAGAAGCCTTTCAAAAATTGATTGGGTAGTTTCCCTCTTTCCCCCTTTTTTATTTTCTTTCTCTAACTCTTTCTCTAACTCTTTCTCTATGTTACCTTTTTGAACATCAACGTTACTCTCTGTTACACGTTCGTTACATTCAGTGTTTTCGGGTGTCTCAGTGGGTTTTGTCTTGTTTTTTTCTCTCTCCCGATACTCCCTAACCCTCTGTGCGGATGCCGATTCAGACCCAATCATTTTCAGAGATTTTGGTAAAAATAGCGTGCCGTCACTTTCCGTAACCACAAGCTGTAATTTTGAAAATTGTTGTAACGCTTGTGTAACAATCTGTAACGCAAAACCGGACGCTTCCGCCAACATTTCTGCGTCATATGGAATATCTTCGGAAAATCGCAGTTTGCCCTCATGGTCGATTGACTCTGTAATCATCCATATATAGAACATAACCAAAAGATCGCCATTATCCTTTGCTCTAAGTATCTTGATATAGTGTTTTTCAAAGAAGTTCCGGGGCATTTTGAGCCAAAAATACTTTTTCTCAGCCATCGAACGGTCCTTTCTCTATCTCTTCAAGGAATATCTCAATCCTTGGGTTTTTCTTATCCACATAGAAGTCATGCGTAAAGTTGTCGATTTCTTTCCAACCATCGTTTTTAATCACTCCACATTTCTGCAAAGCATCCTGAAAAACTTTATCGGCAAAAGAAAAAATATTGCCCTTGTCACGCTGCTTATCCGGTTCATAGAAGTTGTAATGAATGATGATAGGGTTTGTAATCGTAAGTCTCGGTAACTGCGTTCTGATAGCGTTACACACGATCATCTGGTAATCTCTTTTCATTTTTGCACCCATCTGAGGATGCCTTGCACACTCATGTAGGTAATCGTTAAGATCCGGTAAGGTTCTGGTTCTGCCGTAATAATTTCCTTTGATAACAACCTTGTGCATCCCTAAGCCCTCCTTTCTTTCATTATGGGTGGAGCCGCCGGAATGACGGCTCCTGGGTAATTTAACAAAAGATCCTTGTCAGGGGTTTATACCATTTAACTAATCGAATTTCTTAAAAGGAGGTAAACCGTTTGTGTGTTCTGCGGTTTTCGTGACATATTTTCCTCAGAGACCAATCTTAGGAGATAATTGCAGAAACATATTTACGGGTTACGATTATTTAGGAAATCACGAAAATGTTTGATACATCCGCAAGTTCTTTTTCGAGATACGCTTTGATGTTGGCTTTCGCCTCATTCTTCCATGCACCTCCGTCTGCCTCAAATAAGGCACAGGTAACGCCATAGCGATCATTGTCCTTTACTCTGAAAATAAAGTTACTCATAGGCTGTGCAACTTCTGTAAAGGTTCTGTACGGCATCAGGCGGCAAGGACTCGGAACTTCAACTTCCTGCAGAGAGGCAACGCCTTTCTTGATTGCCGCTTTCTGTCCTACTCCGGTGTCTCCGTATTCTGCAACAGTGCCGGCCTTAACATTTCCGGCAAACTGTAAGATGATAGGCTTATCATTTGCCTCAGCATCCTCGTTTAAGAACTTGGACTGCACACCGATAACAAACTCTTCGTTTCCGATGAACTGACCAAATGAAAACTCCGGGATCTCTGCTTTGACAACTGCCAGTGTTTCTCTCTGGCGGTCTGCATCCAAACTGGAGAACAGACGAACCTCAGTAGGAGATACCACCTGGGCGATGTAATGACCGGTCTTGAAATCTGCTTTACTCTTTTTGATGAAATCCACAAGGCTGCTCAGATTACTCATTGTGATACCGGTTGCTCTGAGTTCCTTGCCGATCTGCGTCATATCTTTGTCTACATAGGTTCTTCCCTCGATTTCCTCAATATGGGGAGCATCGAGAGAAAGAATCTTCTCAATAGCTGCTTTTAACATATCTTCCTCCTGTTACTGTACGATCTGCCAATCCTCAGCCAACATATCAGCCTGAGATGCGAGCCATCCCATCTGTACGCCGGATGTTCCGACAAATGCGATTGCTTTGTTTCCGATAGCATCATGTTCGCAGTTCACAATATCGCCACCGGCGTTTTTATAGCTGATATTAGTTGCAAGTTCAATGTACTGGTTCTTTCCGTTCCATCCCTGCCTTGCAACTTTCTTACCAGACTTCATCGCTTCTATTGCTTTTCCAAAATTCATTATGTCCTCCTTTAATCATTAACCGCTTTCAGGCTAATAACCTTGTGTTCAGTTTTCTGCTCTGGCTGTTTTTCAATAGCCTCTCCGGTTTCAGGATCGCAACCAAGTTCCTCTGCTGTTACCGGATTTTCTTCCTCAACTTCCTCCGGGTTCATGCTCATACCGCAATCGTCCAAGGTAAGCTGTCCTTTGATCGCACCTTTGGAATGTTCAGTAAGGGTTGTAACACCACTTCTGAAATCCTTATTGATGAACAACTGAGTTTTCAGTCCCATCTCAGGAGCCAGCTTAACGGAAGTCTGAACCTCGACAGCAACATCTTCTCTATCATCCTCTGACGGAGTGAGAACAATCTTAATGTCAAGAGTTCTTTTCTTCTTGGCATCCGTATTCAAATCGAGAATGTTGTCAGAAATCTTTGCCAACGCTCTGTCGATTCTTTCCTGAACGCCTCCGGCACACATAGATGCCAATGTAAGTTTCTCTGCCACTTTTATCACTTCCTTTCCTAAATGTAGAATTTTCTGTATCTATCAAAGAACTTTTTCCGTGCTTCATCCACGGTAAGTCCTTGTGATACCTCATTGAGTTCGTAGGAGAGCTGCGCTATTATCTGCAACAGTTTTTGTACTTCTGTGCTCTGGTGTGCGCTTATCTTCCCCGTTCTGTGATGTTCTGGTGTGAGTGGAACCCATAAGCCATCTTCATCTGCTTTTTTTCGGTTGGGGCCTCCGAGGCAATGATGCCTCTCAACCCCATACTGACCGTTGATAATATCAAGATCCGCATATTTCATATCCACAATAATTGAATCTCTCATTAAATCTCTCCCATAAGCATATCCATTGATATAGGTCCATCCAAAACCTCAGTGTCGGCACAGTAATCGCATACCTCGCATCTCAGAGGTTCAATTTCTCCATCTTTCAGGCGTTGAACCTTGATGATGTTGCTTTGGAACTCTGCCAGTTTCTCATCCATAACCATAGGTGGAATTTCAATAACCTTAATTCTCGGATGAGGTATATTTCCTGGAGAAGTCTTATCTTTGCTAATTGCACAAATATAAAACGGTAACAATTTACCCGTGTTCTGCCTATATATTTCTCTATAAACAGCCCCTTGGAGGTCATATCCCCACCATTCGCAGAAATTAAGTCTCTGCCCCAGATCCTTTGCATAAAAAGTTTCTGTAACAGATTTTACGGTTTTTAAGTCAGTGATCCTTTTTCCATCACAACTATCAATTTTGATTTTTACCGGTATGCCATTGATTTCCCCGGTCATAATTACCTGTTTATCTCCGGCCATATACTGCATAAAAACTTTGTCTTTTTCTGCCCTGTCAATCATTGCAGAGGCCTGCTTGTACTCGGCTTTTAATTCTCCGGCGGTTTTACCTCTGGATGAAAAGATTTCTGGGTGCTGAGCGGAAAATGTAGGAAGTGTCCCCTCAAAGTAGGCATCCACATAAGAACCTACCAATAACGGAGTGGTGGAGACTTCCTCTACTTCTCCCCGGAGTTTTGCCATCGCATAAGCCTCGCAACCTAACTTTCCGGTTGTTCCATTGAAGTCCTTATACTGAGATACGGACACATACTGCATATTAGCTTCCTGCGAGTAGTAATTCTCCGGGGTAAGTGCGATGAGGTTACTCATTTACTTCCTTAAATGTTCCGTCAATCACACCATCAGAATCCTCATCTCCGTTATGAGAACTCTGATCCTGAGACTGATAAATGTCCTGTGCCTGATACTTCTCTTTTGGTTTTTCCTTTACATCAAAGGCAGATCCATCTTCAAATGCCTGGCACTGTTCTGCGGTATCAAAGTTGAGGTCAATCAACTTACACAGTCGGCGGAGAACTGTTTTCTTACACATCTCTCCGTAACTTTCTTTCCACGCCTTACTGTTTGCTGCCTTTGAGAATGTCTGTCTGGTATGTTCAATGTCCTCTTTGCTCATGGTGTCGTACATCATGGAACCGTCTTTGTAGAGGACTACCGCAAATGCACCGATAATCTCTCCGTTTGAAAAAGTCTTAGGCCTGAAATTGACATACTGCTTACCGTTTTCAATTACTTCCTCAAACTTATCTCCCTCACGGACTACCTTTGCGTAAATGTCTTGAATAGGATTGCTCGAATATCTCTTGCACAGCTTGATCTCTCCCTTGTAATCAGTCTGGAACTGACACTGATTTCCGTAAGGAATTGCGTAACACTCTCCGTTAAAGAAATCGAGACCAAGGAAAGCTCCTTTTAAGAGTGTTCGCACAACGGTCGGTGCTTCGCATTTTGAGAAATCAGCTTGTCCGTCCTGCAGAACCGTCATGCAGTTCTGTAAAAATCTCTGCTTGTTGAATTTCTCCGGCAGAGCTGCAACCTGTTTTTCAAGGCTTTCGTCCAGTCCTTTATGAACTGCCACTAAATAATTTGTGTCTTTTGTTGCCATAAATAACCTCCTTGTATTTTTATGAATCTGCCTACCAAGAAAAGGCTATGGCAGGCAGATTATTTGTTTTATTCGCTATCGTCTGTACCCCCCCCCGAAAAGGTTCTTCAAAAAATCCGCAAAACCATCTTCGGAGTTGGGCTTAACTTTGACGGTATCGAAACCAAATTTCTTTTTCATCAAATCAGTGAGCTTTATCGTCTGCTCAGACATAATATCTTTGATGAGGTTGTTGGTTTCCTCCGCCCACTCCATTCCACCGTCAATATCTTCGAGAAATGCCTTATTTCCAGAAGAACTGCAACTGATTGATGTAGGCGTTACGGTCACTTCACAAGTGAATGGATGGATTTCAATATCTTTCGTATCATCCATAATGTGTTTGAGTGCCATCATCGCCATAAGTGCGTCAAAGTTATCATTCTTTCCTGCCATAGTGTTTCCTCCTACAGTTCAATAACTGTTAATTCATTGTTGCTTGTGGTTCTGGTTGCTATGAACTGCAACCCTTTCTTTTTGCACTTCTCATAGAGACGTGTGCGGTTTTCCTCAGACAGTTTCTCAGTACCATCAATAAGGATGATCTGTAATCCCGCCGGATTCTGAATTGCCACATCAATGCAGAGGTCAAGTTTTTCTCCCTCTGACAAATTGCTTACCGGCAATCCATTGATAAGAGGTATTCCGTCTTTAACGGTCAGACCCTCAATCGGAATCTCTGCGGTTTCCAGAATGGTTCCCGGAAGAGTTCTTGCCAGTTCGATCTTCTCTGTGAGACTGTTTGACTCACTCTGCAACTCATCAACCTCTTTCTGGATATTCAACATTCTGCGCCACTCATTGATATGGCCTTTCATCTTCTCAGTCTCATTGGCTTTTGCCATAAGATCATCAATAGGTGTGGTTTCCATATCTGCGTATTCTGCGTAGGATGCCTGCTCAGCTTCATACTTAGACACGGTTGCCTCATACTCCGACTGAATTACCTTTACCTTGTCCGCTTTTACACCAGCAAGGCCGTCTTTCTTCTCTCTGAGGGCTTTTATTCTCTCTTCAAGCTGTGCCAACTCACTCTCAATGTTCTTTTCCTGCTGAGCCATTTCCGTATCAAGTGCGGCAATTTTGATTTCCTTGTCTGCCTGAAATGAGCGGATTTTTCCATCGTGGCTGTCTCTAAGGCGTTTTGCCTTTTCAATAGTCTCGTTGTTCTTGCGGATCTTCTCGATCTCTGTGTAGAGTTCTGAGAGGTTTTCCTTTTCCCATCTCTCTCCGTCATAGTCGATAGGAAGTGAACTGCCAATATCTGCGATAACTGCTTTCTTCGCACGAATATCACGGTTTACATCCTGACGGTGCATAAAGTAGTAACCGTTCTCTGCCTGAATATCATTCAGGACAGCCAAGATATTCTGCTCGTAATTTACATCCCGCGGAATCTCCCCGAACCATTCCTTGATGGTGTCAAGGTTCCAATCGTACTGAATCATATCCAAAATCGTTGCGTTCTGGGTTTTCTTATCCATAGAGATGAACTCCATAGGGGAAAGCTGCAACGGTGTGAATATTGTTTTCAGAAACGACTCGGGACTTGGAATTACATTGCCGTTCTGTTTAACAGATTTGTAATCTGTCATTGCCGTTCTGGCTTTTCTGTCAATGGAGAGACCGTTATCTGTTTCTATGTAAATCTCTCCCTCTGTCTCTCCGTTTTTTACGATAAATTCACGGTCGGAGGAATTTGTAAGAGCATATCTGATTGCGTCAATAACGGATGTTTTTCCAGTACCGTTGTCTCCGACAAGCTCAATGTTCTTTCCGTCCCCCTGCCATTCCTTAATCCCGAAGAGTTGCTTTATCGTGATTTTTGAAATCTTCATGGTGGATTTTCCTTTCTCTGTTTATGGGGTTCGGCAATGCCTTACCCCTAAACCGCTACTGAATTACTGTTACGTTGGATGCCTGCGGTCCCTTGGTTCCGTCAACAACATCAAATTCTACGGGCTGTCCCTCTACGAGAGTCTTGTAACCGTCCATCTGCAATGCGCTGAAATGGCAGAACACGTCAACTCCATCTTCGCCTGTAATGAAACCATAGCCCTTTGCGGCGTTGAACCATTTAACTGTACCTTTTCTCATGGTGCGTCTCCTTTCCTCAAAAAATATCTATTAAACAATCCTTGCGGATGCTTAACCTATACCAAGTCGTTCTTTCTCCTGATCCAAAAGGTGGCGATATATGTAAAATCCCCACTTGGATTTACCCTCTCGCTTTATGGCATATCCAATAGGCAATTTCTCCCTTTTCATAAGTTCACGGAGCGTAATCACATCCATTTGCAACTCTTTCGCTGCATTTTTTGGTGTCACTCTCTCATTGTTCATTGCTTCTTACCTCAATCTGTTCGTTTTGCTGTGCCTTAGTTCGTTGTGGATTATCCTTTTCGTGTTTGCTCGACTAAACTTTTTGGGTAAAAAGTTTGCTGACAGGGACATTCAAAGCCGCCGCCAACGATTTCAGAGTACCGACCATAGCCTCATGCTCTTCATTGTTTTCAAGCAGAACTATGGTTGTTCTGCTTACGCCAGACATTTGAGCTAACTGTTCCTGGGTAAGTTTCTTTTTTTCTCTAAGTTCTCTGATTCGATACGCCATTACTGCGCCTCCTTTCTTTGCTCGATGTTTGCTCGACTGAACAATTTGAGTATAGCCGACTAAACATTTATTGTCAAGCACATTTTACAAAAAAATTGACTTTTTGTACAGTGCATTGTATAATGGACTAAACATCGAAAGGAGGTTTTCGTATGACATTAGGGCAGATAATAAGGGCATATAGAGAAGAAAATAGCATGAGCATGGATAGTTTTGCGAAAGCTAGTGGTTTGAGTAAAGGTTACATATCTCAGCTTGAAAATAATCTCAATCCGAAAACAGGAGAACCGCCTGTTCCGTCTATGACCTCTATAAAGAAAGCGGCAAACGGAATGTTTATGAGTTTTGATGAGTTGTTTTCTCAGTTAGACGATAATATGAAAGTATCGGTTTCTCCCGAAAAAGTGAAAATGGCTAAGAAAGCAATCCGTATACCGGTTCTCGGTAATGTGGCTGCCGGAATACCCATTGAAGCTATTGAGGATATTATAGACTATGAAGAAATTTCTGAGGAATTGGCTCATACAGGAGATTTTTTTGCATTGAAAATCAAAGGGGATTCTATGGAACCACGCATATGTAATGGGGATGTAGTAATCGTCCGCAAACAGAATTATGCAGAAAGTGGAGATCTCGTCATTGTATTGGTAAATGGAGACAGTGCTACCTGTAAGAAATTGGCAAAATATCCGAGTGGCATCAGGCTAATCCCTTTTAATCAGGCATACGAACCACTCTTCTACTCAAATGAAGAGATTGAAAACAAACCAGTGAGAATCATTGGTAGAGTCGTTGAAAATCGACAGAAATACTAACATAGAAAACCGCCTCTGCTGCTAACAGAGACGGTATCTATGAACACACACCGGAAAGCTCCGATATGCGCTCGTCTGGACAACTTGCATTATATCATCTTCCCGGTAGAAAAACAATATACCGGGCATTTTTACGCCCATTTTTAAGAAAAGGGGGATGATATTATGCGTCTGCCAAACGGTTACGGTAGTGTAATCAAACTAAAAGGCAAGAGGCGTAAACCTTATGCTGTCAGAACTTCTGAAATTGCGGAATTTGTAGAGATTGATGCTCCGAAAGATCCACCGTCTAATATCCGCCGGGAACTCAACCGGTATAACTTCAAATGGAAAAGAAAAGCTCAGATGTGGGCTGCTATTTCCTCAGATGCCATCTGTGAGTTCGCCGAGACTCTGATGCAAGAAGAGGGCTATGAGTATTCCATAGCTTACCGGCAAACGTTCAAATACCTTGAATACTTCGCCAAACAGGAACACGCCTATGCTTTTCTGTCGGAATTGAATAATGCCGATGTGGTTGCGGAACATATTAAATACGCCGAGACACCTACTTTTGCAGAGATGTATGGAAAGTGGAAAAATTATCGAAAGGCTCTGCCGGATAAGATTTCATCAAACACCTGGCGGAACTATGAGATTGCTTTCAACCACTTATCAGATTTGCACCACAAGAAATTTAATGCCCTACGAACTGATGAGGTCCAGGAGTGTATCAATAAATGGACCTGTAAATCAAACTCTACTGTCTCTAATATCCGCACGATCCTTAACAATCTATACAAGTATGCCCTGATGAACAACTATATAGAAAAAGATTTGTCTCAGTTCTTTGTATACTCATGGGTTGATCCGACAGAACAAATCCATAGCAGATATACCAATGAAGAAATTGCAACCCTTTGGTCTAAACTGTATGTGATAAACAATGTGGACCTCATTCTCATTACGATCTACACCGGCCTAAGACCTACGGAACTTTTGGAGATAACCACGGATAATGTGCATCTGGACGAACAATATATGATCGGAGGAATGAAAACAGAAGCCGGAACAGACAGAGTTATTCCTATTGCAGACAAAATCCTGCCTCTCGTAAAGAACCGGTACGATGCCAACCGTAGATTTCTGGTAAACAACAAATATGGCAATCACTACACATACGGTTCCTATGTTAGTGCGAATTTCAATACAGTTATGAATAAGCTCAACATGAAACATCTTCCCCATGATGGCCGGCACACGTTCGCATCTCTCATGGATGATGCCGGAGCGAATGAGGTTTGCATCAAACTCATAATGGGTCACAGCATGAAAAACAATGTCACAAAGGGAGTGTACACACATAAAACCACACAACAGCTTATTGATGAAGTCAACAAAATTTAAGGGAGGTCATGCCTCCCTTTTACTGTATAAATATTCTAAAACAGTGCCAAAAGCCAAGTATATTATGCGTATATTATGCAAAATCGTTTGTATCTTGCGTGTATATTATAAGTATATTGCCAGTATATTACTATCAAATTTTTACTCAAACTTACGAACACTCACTGTAAAAATACGCACAATAAAACCCCGGAAACATTGAATTTCCGGGGTTCGTTTTTATTGATTAGCACACACCCTGTGCTAACAT